TATCGAGAGCCGCACCGTGCGCGAAGGCCGCAGGGCCTTCGCATGGCAGATGGCCGAGAGAGCCAGAAGGACACGCCGCGAACGCATCATCGAGATAATAACCACCACGATCGCCGCCGCCGCGTGGGTGGCGTGCGTGATGGTCACAAGCGGAATGTTTTTCGTCGTGGGCACTGATTTCTAAAATTCCGGGTTCCCCGGAACGGCGGTACTAACTGGCGTGCTGGTGGCCGTGGTAGCGCCAGGGACGGCCTTCCATGGTTAAGGGCCGTCCCGACTAAGGGGAAGAGACCTTGTACACTCTTTATTTGACCATTCTTCATGACGATTGGGGAATGGCTACATCAGGGAAGACTTTTACACGGCGCGGGCTGAAACGCTTTCTGCACCGCCACGTAAAGGTTTTAAGCGGCCCTACCTACGGAGTTACGCTCCTCACACACATAAAATGCTGGGCTCGGCGCATAGACGTCAGACAAGTGAACCGCAAACCACTCAGCGGGCGTTTAGCAAGCGAAAAAATGTTTTATGCTGATCATGATTATCGGCCAAATTTCCCGTTCCGGATCGGCTGGAACGGGGCGCGGTACGCCGAAAGCCGCGTTAGGGAACGGGGGGGCCGGAGCCGTCACGAGAAGAGATTGCCCGGCCCCCTCAAGGAGAAAAAATATGTATCGCGTAATCATCTACGGATGCCCCGACGGGTTCTCCGAATCTGCCATGGCAAGGAATTTCACGAGGCGCGGGCTTATCCGGTTCCTCAGCCGCCATGTCAACAAGCTTGACTGCTGCTACAACTATGTGGCCGTGTCGCGCGACTGCGGGCCAGCGTGCCCGGTCAACTTATGGCTTGTCGGGAGGAAGCACATGAGCGACCGGATCCCCACGGATAGAATTTACGTCCTTATTAGCTACTGAGGGCGGGCCCCATGCGGTTCCTCCCGCAACACTGGACAAAGGCGGGGTGATGAGCCCAGCCAATTAAGGAGAAAATAGTATGATCATTAACTGCACGCCACATGACGTGGCCATATACACCGTCTCAGACTGCATCCTGAATAACGGAAGGCTCTATCTCCACGAGAAGGCGGATATGGAGTACCCCGAGCCTTTGCGCGTGTACCCTGCCGCCAAGGAGCCGGCCCGCGTGTACTTCGTGCAGATGGACCCAGGCATGGCGGACGGAATCCTAGTGTATCGTTGGGTGCCTCACGGGTTCACCGGGTTCCCCGATGCGAAGCCGGGCACGTACTACATAGTGTCCCAAATGCTCGCTCAGGTATGTCCAGAGAGGGAAGATCTCATCTTCCCCGGAACGTTGATATATGACGCTGAAGATAATGTCGTTGGCTGTATCGACTTCTCCAGAGTGTAGGGAGGCAGGCTATGAGAGATAAGTTCAGTGAGCTTGCCATGCAGGTACGCGAATTTGCGAAGAAAACGGAAAAGCCATTCTATGTGTGCATGTTTACTGATGAGCAACTTTGTTGTTCCGGCAGGAACATAAGCGGGAATAACATCGTATTTGGGTGTGTGGCGGCCTTATATGAGAACCTCAAAGACAACAAGAACAAACCCAGCTCTATCACGAAAACCATCATCATATCAGCATTATCGGGAAAGAACTGTAGTGACGGAGGTTTCTCACGTGAAGAAGTGAAAGATCTGCACAAGGTAATCGACTTGTGCACGGAAGGTAAAATAAAGGAGTAAAAAATGGACACAACAGAAAAGCTTCTCAGAAAGGGCATTACGCTGAAGTGGGAGATAGAGACCCGCCAGAAGAAACTCCGTGAAATCAACAAAAAGATTGCGGACTGTGCAGAATACAAGCCCGGCTCTTCCACCGGCCACATCGCGGCCGGCGGCATCATGGCGAAGGTAACGAAGCGCCAGAATGTGAAGTGGGACCAGGACGCGCTTGCCGTGGCCCATAAAAAGATGGGGACTGAGCTTTTCGCGAAAGCGTTTACGTACAAATTCGAACCCATTAACGCCCGTCAGCTCAAAAACTGGCTCGCTTCCGGGGACGTCCCCGACGAGGCGAAGCACCTCGTACTTGAGGCGCGTACTGTGACAGAAGGGGCCCCGTCCGTAGTGTACGAGGAGGCGAGCGATGCTGACTAGGATTACTCCGCAGTCCGCAGACCGGATTTGTGCCCTTATCCTTGGGGCGTCCGGCATTGGCAAAACATCTCAGCTCAGGTGCCTGCTTGGCCAGCGGTTTAATCCCGCGTCCGGGAAGTGGGAGAAAGACGCCGCAGCCATACCGGAAAAAGCTCTTGTTCTCTCCGCTGAAAGCGGCCTTCTCTGTGTGCGTGATTTCGTCGCGTCAGGCGCCGTTGAGGGCTTCGAAATCCGCAGCCTGGAAGAGTTCAAGGAAGCGCTTCTGTACTGCCGCTCCCCCGAATTTGCGGAAGGAAAATACAAGTGGGTGTTCATCGACAGCCTCACCGAAATTGCCTCCCGCTGCGTAGAGAGCCTCCAGAGGAAGTACCCGAAGAAGGATGACACGTTCAAACTTTGGGGAGAATACTCACAAACAATGACAGACCTGATTAAAGCGTTCCGGGATATGCCTATGTGCTCAGTTGTTTTTACCTGCCTGACAACGCAGGAACAGGATGAGTTCAAGCGCCGGTACTACGCGCCAGACATTGACGGCAAAGCGGTAAAGTCCCGCCTCCCCTCGTTCTTCGACGAAGTTCTCTACATGGACAGAACCACCGGGGAGAACGGCACTTCTTATGTCGTCTTCCAGACTACCGAGCCCGCGGGGCTCGCGAAAGACCGTTCCGGCAAGCTGGCCCCCGTCGAAGAACCCAACATTCTCAAAATCAAGAACAAAATCATCAGCAAGTAAGGAGATTACTCATGGATATGAACTTTGACCTTTCCAACGTCCGCACTGTCGGCACTGGCGCCATTCTTCCCCCCGGCGATTATGAAATCGTCATCAAGAACGCCGAGCCAAAGCAGACCAAAGACGGCGAAACGTACATTAATCTGTGGTACTCTGTTGTCGGCCCCACGCATACGGGCGTGATTGTTTTTGAAGCTCTCCACCTCTGGAGCGGGAACACCACCCGCACGGAGATTTCTCTGCAACATCTGAAGAGTATCCGTGAGGCGTGCGGCCTTAATCCCAATATCGGCGGAACTACCGACGAGCTCATCAATAAGCGCCTCCGCATCAGGGTTGGCATCCGCGAATACAACGGAGATCAGTATCAGAGCTTCAAGCGTTACGCCCCGTGCGTTGCCGCAGCCGCGGCGGCCGCCAGCGCTGCCAGTGTTCCCCCGCAGGGCGGCGCCGCGCCGGCCGGGATGCCGTGGTAACGTTAAGGCCATACCAGGAAGCGGCCCTGCAGGCGGTGTTAGGCGATATGCGAGAGCATAAAAACGTCCTCCTGCAGGCCGCCACGGGCGCGGGGAAAACGATCATGTTCTCAGCCATTACCAGACTGTTTGTTGAGAAATGGGGGCTCCATGTCGCTATCCTCGCGCACCGTGAACAGCTCGTCCGTCAGGCGGCGGACAAGCTCCTGAAGGTATGGCCGGAAGGCGAGGATAAGGTAGGCATAGCCTGCCATTCGGTGACGTCATCTGTAGACGTCAACCGGCAGGTGGTGATTGGCTCCCCGCAGACGCTGGCACGCCGCCTTGGCGAGCTGCCGGAACAGCAGCTCCTTGTCGTCGACGAGTGCCACCGCCTGCCGCCTGCGGGCAAAAAAAGCCAGTACGCCGTACTCATCAACAGGCTGCGTGAGTACTACCCCGATATGCGTATGCTGGGAGTGACGGCTACGCCCTACCGCCTGGGACACGGCTACATTTACGGCGAAGACTGCCGCGAACCAAAAGAAAACTGGTTCGAAACGCTGTCCTATTCAATCGGCATTGACGACCTGCAGGACGAGGGCTTTTTGGCCCCGCTCAAAGGATACGGGTGTACGGAACCCGACCTCTCAGGCGTAAAAACGTCCAAAGGTGAGTACGATTTGGGGGAGTTATCAGCGGCCATGTCCCAGGCTGTTCACGTCGGGAGCGCCGTCGAAGCGCTGAAGAAGTACGGCAAGGGCCGCCGTCATGTGGTGGTTTTCGCCGTGTCTATCCAGCACGCCGAGATACTCAGGGACGCTTTCCGTGCCGCAGGGTATCGCGCCGGCGCTGTCCATTCCAAAATGCCGCACGACGATAGGCAGAAAGCGTTGGCCGCGTTCGATAACGGCGAGCAGGACGTTATCTGTAATGTGGGCGTGCTGACGGAAGGATGGGACTGCGTATGCGTTGACTGTATGGTCATGTGCCGGCCGACGAAAAGTACGGCCCTGTACGTCCAGATGATAGGGCGCGGACTCAGGACGGCCCCCGGGAAGACTGACTGCCTCCTGCTGGATCTGTCCGGAAACTGGAAAGAGCACGGCAATCCTGCTCATCCGCGCGTCCGATGGACGAAGCCGGGGGGGCGTATACAGCAGGAGAAGAAGGGGCCGGCTGAACCGGAGCTCATCCAATGCCTGGAATGTGAAGCACTAATCCCTCAGTCGGCTATCGTCTGTCCGTTTTGCGGCGCGCCGCAGAAGCGTATCTGCGACCGCGTTCCGGTCATGGAAGAACTGAAAGACGCCGAAAACAGCGTGCAGAAAGTTAAACTGATTGCCACGCCGGCGTTCAACCCGTCTTTCACCTCGAGAAGCGGGAACCACATGCTCAGGGTGGATATGTGCGGCCAGCTGGAGGACGGGCGTCCCGTGTCCTTTTCAGAGTTCCTCGACCTCGAAGGCGAGGCGTCAGCTTACGGGCAGAGTAAGGCCCGCCAGATATGGAACGGCATCACGCAGACCGTCCCGCCCGCCACGCTGGAAGAAGCGGCTTCGAGGCTTGACGAGCTGAAAGGCAGTTTTCCCGCGGAACTGTGGGTACGTAAGCGGGACAAATACTACCACGTAGTGAGGTGGTCATAAATGGAAATTGAAAATCCCATGGCCACGGCCATGTACGAGGCCGCTTCCAGGTACAGAAAGGAACAGCCCAATCGCTCATATCTTGGAATGAGCATTGCCGGTGACCCGTGCCGGCGCAAGGTGTGGTATCAGTTCAGGGGCTACACGCAGAAGTCCATAGACGGCCGCGCGCAGATGATTTTCAGCCTTGGCAGTGCCGTTGAGCATGAAGTTTTGCGCTGGCTGAAAGGCGCTGGCTATCACCTCCGCGACGAGCAGGAAGAGTTTTCCCTGCTTAAGGGGTTTGTCCGCGGGCATTGTGACGGCGTGATTGATGACGTGAAGGGAACGCGGCCCCACATTCTGGAGATAAAGAGCGCGTCCGCCACGCGGTTCAAAATGTTCAAGACTTCCGGCATTGCCGCCGTGTCGCCGGTGTATGCCGCCCAGCTCCAGCTCTATATGGGGTGCTCAGGGTTTGAACGCGGCGTGTGGGTCGTTATGTGTAAGGACAACTGCGAGCTCTACATTGAGCGCGCCCACTTTGACAGGAAGGCATACCTTGACCTTCAGGAGCGCTGCGCAGCGATTATTGGCAGTGACGACCCCCCGGAGAAGGCGTTCCAGGAAGGGGCTAGGGAGTGCTCCATGTGTCCCTACGAGGGGCATTGCTGGCATTCCCCATACGTGCAGGAGACGCCTACGTGCGGGACGTGTGCGTTCTGCCGGTTCAACGGGCTCACGCCGCACTGTGACCAATATGACCATGACATCATGAAGTGGGGCATGGCATGCCCGAAATGGGTATTCCGTGACGGCGTGGACCGGGTGCCCTTCTGAAGGAAACTTGAACTGCTAAAGAAGACGCTGGGAGCCAGCGTCATAAAAATACAACGCGATTGGCGGCTTACGCCGCTGAAAAGGAGAAAGAAATGAAAGTAGACGTCTTGAAGGTTGACGGAATTAAAGAAGCGCTCTTGGGTATGGGGCTGTCCTATGGGCTGACTTCTGACAAAAACATAATCGACATGGAAGATGCAAAGCTGGCAGGTCGTCTGACAAAAATTTGTGAAAAATGCGCCAGGCGAGGGAACGGAGAAGACAAGTTCCTGCGGATGATTCAGATTTGGGCGGACATCACCGCCCCGAGGTTCTGGTGGGCCGAGTTCGACACATACAAAGTCGGCACCGTAGCGCTCTCAGAGAGCACGATGCACACTCTGGGGAAGCGGCCCCTTGAGCAGGAAGATTTTGAGGGGAGGCTGCCTTTTGTCCTCCTTGCTTTGCTCAATGCGCGCACATGCACCCCCGGGTACACGATTGAAGCGAAAAAAGAGTTGCTCCCGGAAGGGTTCCTCCAGCGCCGGATTGTGAATTTTAACTACGCCGTATTCGCGACCATGATCCGCCAGCGCCGTAATCACAGGCTTCCGCAGTGGCATTACTTTCTGAATAAAATCTATTACGGCCTGCCTTTCCCGGAATTTTTACCGCCGCTCACCGAAGAGAAGGGGAAGGAGTAAGCCATGACTTTTGATGAATGCCTGAAATTCTTGAATTACCACCAAGAAGAACTTCCCTCAGAAATGCCTTACCTGGGCATAATCGAGATCATGATAGGTACGACATACAACCAGTTACGCATGAAAGGAATAACCCGCGAGAGGGTTATGCAGCTGATGCTTTGGGGGCTGTTCTATTTCGTCCAGAAAGAAAACATTCTCACGGATAAAGACGAACAAGTAGTTATCGATGCCATGCAGGCCGCGAAAGCCAACGCGTATTTCACTTCAGGGCATCGTGATGAGTATGAAGAGGAATAACAGTATGCCTGATAGTTTTGAAGAACTTTGCCACAATATCAAAGTCTATAAAAATAAGGCAGACGCGCCGTTTTTCTGTGTTATGTGCCACGACGGGAAAGTATTCACAGCAGGCAAAGAAGCGTTTTTTGATAATATCTTTAACGACACAATATTATGTTTATGGGACTTTGTAGGGGAAAGGGTGCCACCGCAAAGATTTATAGAGGCGGTGTTGGAATCTATTAAAAATTTTATAGAAAATGAAGGCATAAGATTTAGACAGATACATATTAATAAATATATGGAGCTATTTTCAATGTTTTTAGCTCACAAAGAAAAAGGGTAATATAGAAACAATGAGAACCAAAGAGCAGATTAAGGCGTCACGTATTCGCTACTATCTGAAGAACAAAGAGGCATTGAAGTATGCCCGTATATATCGGATTAGTCTCGATGAGGCACGCAAAAAGTTAGTGGAGGACAAAAATGCAGTATCCTGAAAAATCTTTTGAACACCGGGACGCCGTCCTGGGGATTTCGTTCCCTTTGGGGGCGATAGACTATTACCCCGCCGTGTGCGGTAAGCCTTCGCCCGCGCTTCAAAAACTCCGGCCCCTGTTAAAAAAGCTCCACGGGACCTTACAGGTAGATAAGCTCAGTGCCGGAGAGAGCCGCGCCATCAAGGCCGCATGTGACGGGGCCAGAGATAACGGATCCGGCTACGACACGGAAGCCGCCAGGGAAGAGCAGATGCGCGGCTGGCGTATTATGTGGTTCGTGGCGGAATATGCCTTCGGGGACGCTTATGTGCTCGCGGAAACATGGCGCAACAAGGCACTTCCGCTATGGGAAGAAGCCAAGGGCATTATCGACCGGGTGACACGCACCATGTATCAGCACAACCCCGCGGAAGAGGAAGAAGCGTGTAGGATATGGTGCTGTCACGCCAGCCCGTACCGGAATCCCAGGCTGGAGGGCATATGGCGGAACTGAACGAGCTCACGGCCCTGCGTCAGATACGGCTTGATATCCAGCGTCACCGGAAGGCTATCGCCGAGCTGGAAAAGAAGATGGATGAACTGCTTGAAGTGAGCAGCACAACTAGACCCTCGAGAAGAAAAACGATAAGTGCGTCTGATGCGGCGGCCCTCATCCGGGAAGGAAAACTCCGTGAGCGTTTATCGACGTAAAGACGGCCGTTTTGTCTGCAAATTCAAAGAAGGCAATAGTTGGAAACAGAAGAGCTTCCGCACCCGAGAGGAGGCGGAAGCCCTTCAAAAGGAAAAAAGCTATGACGAACGAAGTAATAACAGGCTCACCGTGTCGGAGTCAATTCTTCTGTTCCTGTCGCGCACGAAGCACGCCAGAACCACAGAAGACTACTACGCACTTGTTCTGTCGCGCATGGGTGACAGTATGGCCACAAGATATGTAGACAGTCTAACACGCCGAGACCTGGAACACTTTCGCGACACATTACGGCAGGAATGGCACCTTTCGGCGTATTCCATCAACCGCCACGTGCAGAAACTCCTTGCGGCGTGGAGGTGGTGCGCCAGTGAAGATTTTCTT